CAAGAAAAAACAAAACTCAAACACTTGAAAAAAGCAATAAAATAGGTTATAATTAGGAGGTAAAATGAGTATAAGCAAAGAACTCAAAGAAATTAAAGATTTTTTAGAAAGTGAAAAAATAGGAAAAATCTTTATTGATAAAAGACCTAATGGAATAATACTAATAGAAACAACAGAAACTAAGAAATATCAAAACAGAGTATGCAAAAAAGCAACCTGATTTCAAAAGTTTCAAATAACAATTGAATATAATATAAATAGCGACGTACACAAAATGATGACCGTATTTATAAATTTGAGGAACTAAAAAGCCTTGATTTTATATATACGGTCTTTTTTGTCTAAAAAAATAAAAAGGATTTAAGAATATGATAATCATAACAATTATATCCTATTACTTAGTAATAACAGTTGTACTAATAATTATTACGAGTTATTTAAAAAGATGGTTGCGAAAGTATATAGAGAAAAGAATTAATCAGAGCCTTGAACTTTTAAATAAACTAGAGAATATAAATAAGGAATTGGATACAAAGATAGAAGGTGTGAAGATAAAGATGTATGATGTGTATCTTGATAGATGTAGAGAGAGTTTGAGAAAGAAAAGGGAAATGGACAATGAGTACAGGGAGATGACACGAAAAGTAAAGGAAAAATGTCAAAAAATGAAATAAAAAAAGGTACTTTTGGGAGATTTTTTTGGGCTGTGGGTCTGGCGAGTCCCGAAAAACATTTAGATACAAGTTTTTTTTTAGTCCGTTTCCGTTCCGAAGGAGGTGTTTGTGTTAGTAAAGGAAAATCAAATAATAAAAGTGACAGAATTAGCGAAATTACTGGGAATAACGGATAGACACCTTCGGAATTTGGCTAATGAAGGAATAATCAAAAAAACGGAAAAAGGCAAGTATTTATTTTTTGAGAGTGTTCAAGGATATATTGAGTATATAGAAACTAAAAATGAAGCAGATGTAGACTTGAAAGATGAAAAAATTAGGGAAGAAATAAAGAAAATAAAAAAAGATACGGAATTGAAGGACTTAAAAATTAAGGAATTGAAGAATCAGTTACATCCGGCAAGTATTATTGAAAAAGTAATGACAGATAGTCTTATGAATTTAAAAGGAAGGTTGCTTTCTCTGTCTAATCGGCTAGCTCCACAATTAATTGCACTCGATAATTTAGGGGAAATTCAAGAAGTGATTCAGGATTCAATATTAGAAGCATTAGAAGAACTTAGCGAATATAATCCAGAGCTATTTAAAAATAAAAATTTTGTTGAAGATGATGACGAAGAGGAAGGTGTGGAAAAAGTTGAAAAACGGAAACGTGGTAGACCTAAAAAAAGCAAATGATTTATTTAGAAAAATATTCTCTGTTTTAAAACCTCCACCCAAACTAACAATAGATATGTGGGCAGATAGGTATAGAGTATTGTCAACTAAAAGTTCAGCTGAACCTGGTAAATGGAGAACTGACCGAGTTCCTTTTCAAAGAGAAGTTATGAGAGCTATATCAAGTAAAAAAACAGAAAAGGTAGTAATGATGTATGGTGCTCAATTGTCAAAAACAGAACTTCTTATGAATACATTCGGGTACTATGCCGACTATGAACCATCTCCTATAATGTTTATGATGCCGACAAAGGATATGGCACAAGACTTTTCGACCACGAGGCTCAACGATATGATTCAGTCAACACCACAATTAAAAAATAAAATTATTGAGAACGAAAATTCAAGAGATACAAAAAGACAAAAGGAATTTCCAGGTGGATATATTGTATTAATTGGAAGTAACTCAGCAGCAGAATTAGCAAGTAGACCAATTAGAGTTTTGCTCGCTGATGAGATAGATAGATTCCCATCTAATGTAAAAGATGAGGGAGATACATTAAATTTGGCAATCGAGAGAACTAAAACTTGGACATTGAATAGAAAAATTGTTTTAACAAGTACACCTACAATTAAAGGGGAAAGCAGAATTGAAAGGGAATACGAAAATAGTACACAGGAAGAATATTATATCCCTTGTCCGAAATGCGGAACAATGCAGAAATTAGAATGGAGAAATATAATTTTTGAAAGTGTAGGGCATAAATGTTCGGATTGTTTGGAAGTTTCCAATGAGTATGAATGGAAAAAAAATATGAAATATGGCGAATGGATAGCTGGAAATAATGAAATTGACAGTGAATTAGTCAGAGGATTTCATATTAGCGAATTGTATAGCCCCTTTTCGACTTGGAAAAGCATTATTAAGAAGTTTAAGGAATCAACAGGAGATGTTCAGATGATGAAGGTGTTTACTAATACTGCACTTGGAGAAACTTGGGAAGACAGGATAGAGAGAATAAATTTTGCGGACTTGGAATCAAGGAAAGAACATTATGGATGTGAAATTCCTGATAAAGTTTCAGTCCTGACCGCTGGAGTCGATGTACAGGATGACAGGCTAGAAGTAGAAGTTGTCGGCTGGGGTGTCGGAGAAGAAAGCTGGGGAATTTATTATAAGGTATTTATGGGAAGTCCTGCTGAAAATTATGTTTGGGAACAACTTGATAGATTTTTAGATACTGAATTTTCTTATAAAAATGGAGAAAAAATAAAAATAATATGTACTTGTATCGACACAGGAGGACATTTTACACAGGAAGTTTACCAATATGTAAAACCACGTGAAATAAAACGGATTTTCGGAATCAAAGGACAAGGTGGAGATGGAAAATCGTTTATATCCAAACCTACTAAAACGAATAGAATGGGAATAAGTTTATTTGTTTTAGGAGTCAATTCTGGAAAAGAGACTATTTTATCAAGATTAAAGATTGATTTACCTGGACCAAAATACATGCACTTTCCTGATAATGTCGAGCGTGGATATGATGAGGCATATTTTAAAGGGATTACTTCAGAAGTTAAAACAACCGTTTGGGAAAAAGGAAAGAGAAAAACTGTATGGAAAACAATTGGAACTAAACGGAATGAGCCGCTCGATATTAGAAATTATGCTTATGCAGCATTATTAATAGCAAATCCAAATTTAGAAAGAAAATATACAACGGAGGCAATAAAGCAAACTAAGGCTGTTAAAAAAAGAAAAATATTATCGAAAGGAATTTAATAAATGGGAAAATCAAATTATTCGAGAGAATATATTTTAGAAATGCTCACAGAGTATACCAAAGCAGAACGGGCTGTCTTGAGTGGAAAAAGCTATAAAATAGGAACTAGAGAACTTACACGAATGAGTATTGATGAAATAAGAAAAGGCAGAAGCTATTGGGAAAATGAGCTGCAAAAAATAAATGGCAGGGGTAACAGGAGAGTAAGAAGAGGTGTTCCTAGAAATCTTTAGTGGAAAAGGAGGTGTTTTATGAATTTTATTGATAAATTAATAACAGTGTTTAACCCAGAAAAAGGACTTAAAAGATTTCAAGCAAGAAGAAAACTGGAAATTCTTAATACTGGATATTCAAATCACGGTGCTTCGACTACTAAAAAATCAATGCTAGGTTGGCAAAGTGCTGGTGGCGGAGTAAAAAAAGATATTTATAAAAATCGTAAAAAGCTGATTGAACGTTCGAGAGACTTGTACATGGGAACTTCTGTTGCTACTGGGGCATTAAAAACTATTAATACGAATGTTGTTGGAAGCGGATTAAAATTAAAATCTGCTATTGATAATGAAACGATAGGTATTAGTGATGAAGAGGCAGAAACTATAGAAAGTTTGATAGAAAAAGAATTTGAGCTTTGGTCTAAAGATAAGATTGATAATTTGGGAACTATGAACTTTTATCAGATTCAGGAACTTGTATTTTTGACGGTATTAATGAACGGAGAATGCTTTATAAAATTGAATTATTTCGAAACTCCAAAAAATCCATATAGTTTAAAATTAGAAATTTTAGAGCCTGACAGAATATATACTCCAAATAATATGATTTCAGATAAAAGTGTAGTCGAAGGTGTGAAAATAGATAAAAATGGAAGAATTGAAGGCTATTATGTTTCATCTGAACATCCATTAGACGCAACTGGGGGAGTAAGCGAGAAACTTATAAAAGTTTATGGAAGTGAAAATCAAAAAAATATAATACATCTTCTTTTCACAGAAAGACCTGAACAGGTAAGGGGGATACCAATATTATCACCAGTCATCGAAAATCTAAAACAGCTTGGGAATTATACTGAAGCTGAACTAATGGCGGCAGTCATAAGTGGAATGTATGCAATTTTTATTGAAAGTGAGGCTGAAAATTCGAGCGGTGCTGATGTAGGTGAACTAGAAGCAGTTGAAAATGATTTGCTGGTAGATTCAGAAGATGAAACTACTATAGAACTTGCACCAGGAATGGTTGTAGGACTTAATCCAGGAGAAAAAGCGAAAGCTACTAATCCAGGAAGACCTAATGCACAGTTTGACCCTTTTGTTACAAGCATTTTAAGACAGATAGGAAGTGCTTTGGAAGTTCCGTATGAACTTTTGATAAAGCATTTTACAGCAAGTTATTCAGCAAGTCGTGCGGCACTTCTGGAAGCGTGGAAAATGTTCAGGAAAAGGCGTGAATGGTTTGTAGAAAATTTTACACAGCCTATTTATAAGGAATGGCTGAACGAAGCGTATTTGTTAGGGAGAGTAGAACTTAAAAGTTACGGAACTGATTTTCTTATAGATAAAGCTTGGTGTGGTTCACAATGGAACGGACCTTCACAAGGGCAAATAGACCCATTAAAAGAAGCTAATGCTGCTGTTATAAGAATTAATAACGGATTATCAACTAGAACTAGAGAAACAGCAGAGCTTAATGGTGGAGATTTTGAACAAAATGTAAGAATTTTAGCAAAAGAAAATAAATTATTAAAAGAGAAAGGAGTGGTAAT